TCTTGAACAGGTACAGCTTGACATCGCTGGTCAGGTACGGGCTGGAAACGATGTTCGGACGATCGACAACAACGTTGCTGCTGTTGCTGATCAATTCCGATTCCAGTGCGTCATACACCAGATCACGCAACGCCAGCGGAACCAGCAACGTCAGGTCATTCAGCCGCCCAACCGTCGGGCGGTTGTACAGCTTGCCCTGATCATTCTTGAACGCCAGCATGGTGCGAATCATCTTCCGAATTGCGGTCTTGATTTCCGCAACAGTCGGTGCCGATGTGCTCACAACGGTGCTGGTGATGTCGTTTGACTGCGTGCCGCTGTTGCCCCACACGTGGTCAGTGTCGAAAAAGAACTGACCATCGAAGCACGCGGTGCTTTCGCCCTGCTCCAGCACAGAAAACCACAGCTCATCAGGATGATGCGCGGCTTCGATGCCCAACTGCTCCAGAACCGGCCCGTACTGCCCGAGGTTGTCGTCAGCAAGGTCCGTTTTCTTGATCAGCAGGCTGTTTTCCCAGTGCTTGTTTTCAAGCACAAAATTCGCGGCCCGCAGTTCGGAAAACTGACGCTCGCCCAACCACTCACGCATCCCCGGCATGGCGCCAATCCATCCGTACTTCTCGGATGTCCGCACGCTGGAAGCGTCGTAGCAGACAGACGGGTAAAACGGAGTTGCTGCAGCCACTCGGTTGTCAAATTTTGCAGTCAGATCACGCAGCTTGACCTGTGCTGATGCAATATCAATCGCCATTGTCGAAACCCTTTCAGGTCAAAAATGATCAGCCCAGAACGTCAATCATGACATCCATCTGAGTTGCGGAAACGTAGTTCACAGCCCGACCGATTCGGGATGCACTCGTGCTGGTTGCGGTCGTCGTGAAATTGTCCGTGGCGTAGATCAAATCTCCCGCAGTCGCCTGCGTGAAACTGGTGCCAGTCAGACGGAAAACGCCCTCAGTCCACAGCTCCACGACCTTGTCACCGGCACTGCCGCCGCTGTTGTCGCACTGCTGATACACGATGCCCGCAAACGCGTTCGCCCCGGCGTTGTCGTCATTGGTGACGTATCCAGTGGACGCATCCCAAAAGGCAATCGTGTTCTGATACAGGTTCACGGCTGCTGCTTTGCACTGGACGATATCGCCAGCGTCCTGCATTAACACCACCTGATTCGCTGTTACTGCCATCGGTCAATTCTCCTTACTTCTGAAGTGGTTCCAGCCCGTCATCAATCCGACGGCTGCGGATGTACTGATCTTCTGAAACGCTCAGAAGGTGCTTGTGCTGTGCAAACTCGGCCCGGTACTTCGCATTCGGATCTGCCGGCGGTTCCGGTGCTGCGTCCAGCACACTGCCCCGCTTGCCCATCAGATCTTTCAACGCCGCTTGTGTTTCCTCGACACTGAATCCAGCATCAACGAAGGTGTTGAACCTGTCAGCATGTCCGGCCAGGTCGCACAGTGCTCGGATCTTTTTGCAGCGGTCGCGCTCGACCTGCGCCAGATCGGCTGTGCTGCTGGTGACAATTTCAGGCACTACCTCGACGGCAGACAACTCGGCAACCGGCTGTGTTTCCACGGCTGGCTGTTCGGGCTGTCCAGGCGTCTCTGCAGGTGCCTGCGGCTCGGTTTCGTCAGCCATCGGCTGCTCTCCCTTGCTTGCAAAATAGCGGTCCAGAAATGCTGCAATGCGGCCCCGGACCACGTCGGGCGGTGCATCGCCAAAATATGTACTCAGCAGGGCGGTTGCCTGTGCTGGAAGGTCTCGCAAATCGGCCTCAAGCGAGAACATGCCGCCGCGTGTCGCTGCCGGATCGTCTACCACGTCGCCCGCTTTGATTGCCTGAAAACGCATCGGCCACATGCCACGCTCTGACTTTGGCTTCGTGTCGTTCGCAGCTGTAAACGCCTGCAGGTCTCCCTGGTCAAGCTTCGTGGCCAGACTCACCCCAAACGATTCCGGGTCTGACTCCGCCAGATCCATGACGTAGTTCCCGAGGTCGCCCTGCGGACTGGTGAATGCAGCGTCCGCGATGTGCAGGTCTCCGCGTAGCGTGTCGCCGTCAATCCGCAGATTCTTCCAGCGGCCCAAATAGCTGCCCATGCCATCGGCAGACATATTCGGGTGAGTGAATCGGGCTTTCAGTCCATTCGGGCTGCGTGTGCTCAGTGCCAACGCCTGATCCAGCGTCTTCGTGTCCACTGTCCACGGTCGCACCTCAGCATCATTCAGGTTTCCCACCTGCATCAATGACGCGCCGAAAATGGCATTGGCCTTCCGGTCAACTCGCACCGGCGGTGCCGGCAGTCGATCGGTGCGAAACATGCCCGGATCTGTGAGAGTCTGAATGGTTTTCATTGCTTGTCTCTCGCTTCCATCTGCCGCTTGATTTTGCTTGACCAGGCTTTGCCCGGATCTCCGCCCCACAATGCCCACGCAATTCTGCCGTTGCTTGGATAGCCCGGCTCGCCTGGCTTAAAGCCTTCGCCCTGCTTGTCGACTTCATGCCGTGCAAAAAAGCGAACCATCCGCCCGATTGTTTCCGGACTGACGGCCTTGCCGTTGCTCAAATCGCGTGCCCGGGCAATGCCCACAGCAGTTCCGCCGCGTTTGTGTTCACGCCGCCACGCAAGACCCTGCCGGGCTTCTGCACGCACTCCTGCCGGCGGTTTGAAATCAATGCCTGTGTACTTCTTCGCGACGGCCAGCGTGGAAACGGTGCTGTAATCCGCTCCGCTGTCCTGTTCGTCGTCATCCGGATCGTCTGGCATGTCAGGCTGGTCTAACTCCAGATCCGCACGATACGCTGCCATGCGGGCTTCCATGTCGGCTTTCGCCCGCTGCTCACGTTCAATCTGCTGCAGCGTTTCGTCGAAGTCGCGGCCCGCCAGAATATCGGCCTGCACTTCCTTCTGTGGATCGACCCACGGCCAGCCCGGCGGAATCCACTGGTGCTGTAGGAAATGCTCGCGGTGCTCCTCGTACTTCACCGGATCGACGGGCAGAACGCCCTGCACAACGGCCCGATCAATGAACCGCGCCCACACCTTGCGGAAGACCTGTTCAATCAGGCAGGACTGCCATACCTTGAACGTGATTCGGCCATCAATCAGGGCAAGACGCCCGCCGCTGAAATTGTTCGTGAACTGCTTCGCCAACAACTCGTAAGGATACCGCAGCGCGGCAGCAACCCCATGCAATGACCACTCGACATACGGCGCCAGTGTCGTGCCCGGTCGCGCCGGGTCGCTGAACGTGATGCCCTCGCCGTCGGCCAAATACTGAATGCTGCCGGGTGCCAGATCCTCAAGATTGCTCCGGCTTCTACCGGCTTCTGCCAGTGTCACCGGATCAGTCACACCCGTGACGAATGCCCCGTGGCAGGCTGCCACCTGTTCGGCAATCAGGTTCGCATACACAAAATCCTTCAAGTCCTTCAACTTCGGCATGGCTGGTGCCAACCACGGCACACCACGCAACTGCCCCGGCGTCTGCTCTTCATAGCAGTGCAGAAGATCGTCCAGACTGACCTCAGTTTCCCGCAGGTCGTAACCGTAGGAATCATTCGGCAGCGTCTTCGTGACGTATGCCGCAATTGGCTTTCCTTTGGCATCCAGTCGCAGCCCCAAACGCCGAATGGCAGTCGGTGCCAATGGCCCATAACCAAACAGCGGAATCCGCTGCGGATGGATGACCTGAACCGTCAGCGTGACGGGCTTTGCTGGGTCGTCATCGTCTGCCATGTGCAGCCACGATTCGCCGAAAATCGCGTTGCACCGCTCCAGCATCCGCTGCTTCGTGTGCCAGCCTTCAGCCTCAGCCCACTTCTGAAACAGCCACTCAGACATCGCGCGGAAGTCTTCGGCCTGTTTCGGTGTCAGGATGCCGCGTTCCGGCTGCACTCGACACTGCGGACGAATGCCCACGCCGATGACGTTGTCAACTCGCCCGTTGATTGCAGATGCCGCGAAAACATCGGTACGGTACAGATCCACCGCCCGGTCAATCAGCGTTTCCAGCTCGGACTGCAATGCATCGTTTGTGGTCAGCTTACTGGCCAGCCACTTTTCCCCACGCAGGCGGTCATGGTCCGCCGCTTCCCACGCCGTAAACCGCTCAGCGGCTCGCTGTGCCATTGCCAGACGGATTTCGTGGTCAACACGGGCTTTGACCCGCTTTGATGCGAGCGCGGGGCTTACGGCTGCAATGACGCGGTCCAGTCGCGTCTGCCGTGCTGCTGCATCAACTCTGTTGCGCAGGTCAGTCATTGCGGAACCTCACAAGATTCCGAGACCGTCCGATGCCGCCGGATGCCTGGCGGCGCAGGTCTGCAATGCGTGCGTCCAGCTCTGCCAACCACGTGCTCGTCGGCTCCTTCTGCACCATCTGCCCGTCAACGGTGTAGCTCACCACGGGCGCACCGGACAGCAAAGCACCCTCGACTTTGTCGCGG